GTACATCGGAGTGACCGCGGTTAAAAACGTTGGAAACAAAAAGCACTTGTTTTTGGAGGTATACAAAAACAAGAAAGAATCCAAAATGGTGCCGGTTGTGCGGATCATCCTTACGGAAAAGGAGTTTTGGAATTATTTTCCAGAAACAGAGCAGTGGACACGGCAGAAAGTGGAGAAAGATGGTGGATACGGGAATTGGATATGGGGAGAAAAAGCTGATACATGGGAGCTGATGGAAAAAGAAAATGTCCTCCAGAGTACGGAGGATCTGGAAAAAATAAAGAAATTCTGCAAGATAAAAACACCTGTATACTACGAGGCGCGCTGGTGGCAGTACATCTACAAGCACGAGGATGATCTTGCGACCGCTGCCAGAATTGACAGAGAACATCGAAAATTCGTGTGCCGACAGGAAGCACTGAAAGACAGGATTGCACATACCGCAAAACTTCCGGAAAAAAGAATCTTAGAATATGCGGACAGAATTTATTTCCACAACAAACACCATCTGTATTACAAGAAATGCGGGAGCTGGGCGAAAATCGCCTGCAGTAAGTGCGGCGGCGTAACGGATGCGCGGTGGAGAGATGGCATATCCTACGAGAGCCAATTTCAGAAGCATACCGAAGAACCGCGAGAAGGAAAAAGCGGAAAATGCCCGATGTGCGGCGCGGTTGGAACGTACAAGTGCCAGGGAAAAATAAAGGGTGAATACAGTAAGAAAATCCATCTGTTCCTGGGACAGCGATACAAAGAAGATGGAGCAGTGCTGCGGTACGTGGAGATTGAGAAAGCATGGACACTGGGCTTCATCGAGGGGAACGATGGACCAGAGATGTACAATGCCGCAGAAGAACTTTCCGGCGTAGAGGTGGCAAGAGCCTACTTTGAGCCAGGGAAAAAGGTGCAGATTGACTATCATAAACACGACTTGTACCGGAATGAAGACTTTTGGGACGACTGCAATCTATATGGACTTGCCAACGTTGACATCAAAGCGGCGCCGATTATGTCGGAAACCTACGAGGAGCTGAAAAATACGATATTCCGGTACAGCGGTCTAAAGGAATATGCGGCGCAGGAGAAAGAAGTAAATCCGATCAGGTATCTGCAGACATACCAGAAAACGCCGCAGATGGAGATGCTTGCGAAAATGGGATTGAATGAGACAGCAGAAGCAATCAATGATGGGCGCGTTGGAATTATTGTGGATGCATCCACGAAAAGACTGGACTCTTTTCTGGGAATTCGAGCAGAGCGTGTGAAAAAGCTGATCGAAGGGAAAGGAAATCTGCGCCTCCTGAGAGTTCTGCAGATCGAAAAGAGCCTCAATCAGCACTGGACGGAAGAACAGGTGGATCATCTGGCAGAAACAGGGCTGGATATCGAACACGTTGCGCTGGCTATGAAATACATGACAATTCAAAAATTACTAAACCGTGTCGGAAAATATGCCGGATGCGCTTACGGAACAAACTGCGGAAGGGCAATGAACGAGATACAAAATACGGCCATCATGTATCTGGACTATTTGGCAATGCGAGAAAGACGGGGATATGACTTGAATAACTCTGTATACCAGCAGCCAAGAAATTTAGACGAAGCTCATGCACAGATGACTGCGGAGACAAATCGGGAAAAAGTCGAGAAACGACTGAGGGAGACGGAAGAAAAATATCCGAACATCAAGAAGCAGTACAGGAACCTGCGAAAAGAATACTACTACGAAGATGCAATGTATGTCATCCGGCCGGCCCGATCAGCGGCGGAGATCGTGATGGAAGGAAGGATTCTCCATCATTGCGTGGGAGGAGATGACTATTTGAGCAAACACAACGAAGGGAAAAGCTATATTCTGATGATGCGATTTCAAAAAGAACCGGAAACGCCGTACATCACCATCGAAATCAACCCGGAGCAAAAAAGAATAGTGCAGTGGTATGGAGAAAGGGATACAAAGCCGGATAAAGAAAAAATTCAGAGCTGGCTGGATAATTATCTGGAAAAGCTGAAAAGCGGAACTCTGCAGGAAGAAACCAGTGAAATGATGACAATGACAGCATAGGAGGTAGGTATGGAAGAATATACACAATTAACCCTGGATGACTGGCTTGCGATGAAAGAGAGCCTTAAGCGGGACTTGATCGGCGTGCAGGAGAGTTTTGTGCGGATCGGTTACACACTCCGGAAGATCGAGGAGCAGAAGCTGTACAAAAATGACGGTTATGAGACAGTGACGGAATTTGCCAAGGCAGAATACGGATTGAGCGCATCAACGATCTCGCGTTTTATGAGCATCAACCGAAAATTCAGCATCGACGGTTATTCGGACCGTCTGCGGCCGGAATATGCGCAGATGGGGAGCAGCAAGCTCTCCGAGATGCTTTCTCTTCCGGACACAGACATGGAAATGATCCGGCCGGAGATGCCAAAGGCGGATATCAGGGAGTTGAAACATTTCAACAAAGAAACGCCGGAACCGGAAGCGGCGGACTCGCTGGAAAGGTTGGTGTGGAAGTTCTTCGAAACTAATGCGGAGATTGCGAAGCAGTTGGAGCAGAGCGAGGCATATACAGACGGAGAGGCAGAGAAAATGGTTGAAATTGTCAATCCGGCGGGAGTCAAAACATTCCGCGCCGGGCTGTATTATATGGCGATGTACGAGAATGACATCCAGATTAAGCAGTTTGGGCAGCAACCACAGAAAATGAGTTGGGCGGAGTTCTTCGCGATCACAAAGAAAATCTTCGAAAGCGCGGAATGGAGTCAGAGAGTGCAGGAAGAAGAACGTCCCAAAACAGAGACACAGGAAAAAGCTGAGAAAAATCCAATTGCGCCGGCGCAAATTAAAAAGCCGGAAAGCCCTGTAAATACAGAAGCGGAGCCGGTTTTGGAGACACCGAAAAAGCCAGAAAAAGAGACGTCACAAAATGCAGCGCAAAAGAAAAATGAGACAGAGCAACCAGAAGAACTGCGGAAACCAGAAGAAAAAGTGCAAAGTGATACGGAAATTGCGGAAAACGGAGCGGAAAGCACGCAAAACGCAACGGAAACCGCACAAACCGAGACAGAGGAGCAGATGCCGGGGCAAATGAATCTTCCAGAGGATTACCCGGGAACGGAGAGCATTGATGTACTGGGAAAGACGATGCAGCGAAAAGAGTATCTGGATACGCTGACCGCGTGGGGCGTGGCGGAATACCTGCATAAAAATCTGACAGCAGAGATCCTGGGAAACAGAGAGGGTCTCTATGAATGGCTGAAAGGCAAGGTCGATGAGCGGGGATATGGAATGGAGGACGTGAATGTATTGTAGAAGAGAGGGTACGGCGATCAAGGAAGAAATATACCGATATATCGCCAGATACATTTCGAAACATGTATATCCGCCGAGCTACAAAGAGATAGCGGACGAACTGAGCATATCTGCAAAAACGGTGAAAAAACACATGAATGAGCTAGTAGCCGATGGAATCCTTGAGACAGATGCGGAGCCGGGAGCGCAAAGAGCGTTCCGGATCAAAAATACAAAGGTAATAAAGAAAGGGGAAAAGAAATGAATAAAGTGATACTGATGGGAAGATTGACAAGAGATCCGGACGTCCGGTGGACGCAAGGACCGGAACAGAGTGCGGTGGCGCGCTATACGTTGGCAGTGGATCGCCGATTTCGGAAAGAGGGAGGAGCGACTGCGGACTTCATCGGATGCGTAGCGTTTGGCCGGCAGGCGGAATTTGCAGAGAAATATCTGCAGCAGGGAATCAAGATCGCCATCACCGGACGGATTCAGACCGGAAGCTACACCAATCGGGACGGGCAGAAGGTCTACACGACAGACGTGGTTGTAGAGGAGCAGGAGTTCGTAGAGAGCAAGGGAGCGAGCGCGGACAGACCGCCAAAGAGAAAGACAGAACCGGAGACGGATGACAATGGATTTATGAATATTCCAGAGGGCGTTGAAGATGAAATTCCGTTCCGCTAACAGAGAGGAGAGAGAAAAATGTTATTTCCGAAACCGCAGACGAAAAAGAAGAGAAAGAAGCACAGAGAGAGCCTGCTGCAGAACAAGGAGAGCCGGATTTGCTATCTCTGCGCCAGAGGGGGGGATTATAGCTGGAAACAGGTGTTAGAGGAACACCATATCTTCGGCGGCCCGAATCGGCACCTGTCGGAAGAATACGGTTTGAAAGTCTATATCTGCCCGGAATGCCACCGGACGTCCGCCAGAGCTGTGCATCAGGATCCGGCGGGAGAAGCGAACCGATATCTGCAGGCGGCAGGGCAGAAAGCATTCGAAGAGAATTTCCCGGAATTAAGTTTCCGGGAGATCTTCGGGAAAAATTATCTGTGAGGAAGAAAAAAATGGAAGATTACGAAAAATGTAAGCATGTGCAGAGCATTGGAACATACGCGGTATATGTTGATCCGGGATGCCCAAAAGCACACAAAATAAAAGGGACATTGGTAAGTTCGCGACGGAAGTGCGAACACTGCCAGGAAGGAGAAGAGAATGAAAAAAATACCGGAAGAAATGGAAAACTTGATTCTGGAAATGTTACAAAAAGGGGAAAAATACAAAGCAATCACGGAAAGAACCGGAGTGACAGAAACTACAGTTAGAAGAGTAGCAAGAGATAACGGAATATGCAGAAGGAAAAGGAATGTTGAAAAGGGAAATAATTATCCGCCGGAACTGATGGAAGAATGGGATCGGGTAAGGATTGAAATTTTGAAGAAAGGATAAGGGGAAATGGAAACGATTATTGGAATTTTGGCGCTGTGCGCGGTTATGGTAGGCGGCGCCGCGTGGTTGCTGAACCGGCCAGAACACGCAAAGGATCCGCGGGAGGATGAAGAACAGATGGAATACTTAAGAGAATGGAGTGAGAAACATGGTAAGGCTAACAGAAAAGAGTAAAACAGGATTATGGCACCTGAGAGGTGTAAGTTGGGAGCAGCTTCGGACTGGGCATAAAATCACAAAAACGGTAAGCGAAAAGATCTACGGTGCTCTGTGTAAATTGAAAGACTACGAGGATTCAGGCATGAATCCGGATCAGGCAGCAAAAGCAGCAGAAAAGAATACTCCGACGGAACCGAAGGAAATGCAGGATTGGAACGGAATTACGGCTTACGAGTGCGAAAACTGCGGATGTGATGTATTTGAGACTCAGAACTACTGTCCGTACTGCGGTCAACGACTGAAGTGGGAGGAATAAGATGCGAGCAGTTGCAAAAACGCTTATGATAATTTTTGCGGTAGTAGAAGTGGGTTTGGGATTAAAAAGGACTGTGACGATTGCGGATCGTGACGGAAATAAGGAATACGTTCCGTCAAAAGAAGATCAGATCCTAGGAATGTTGGACTTTATTCTGGCAATGCAGATGATTCAAGCTGCAATGAGCATACAAAAATAGAAAGGAATATGGACTATGGGAATTTGGGAAGTGATTCAGAAAGAAATTGTAGATAAGCCGGAAATATCTGCAGAGTTGAGAACATCATGGAGGGAGCAGGAAAGCATGGTGTTGACGCTTGAAAATACGAAAACAAAACAGAAAACAGAAAGGGGATTTTGCACAGAAGAAGGTGGAACGGAAGAAAGAATGAAAGATATAGTCCGGGAAATGCTGCTGAGGCTGGATGACGTAGATGAATGGAGAAGAAAGCTGGCTATGTTGAAACTGATACAGGCGGCGCTGGATATTAAGCTTGATCAGAGACAGAAACAGTACGCATTATCAGAGATTCCTGCGTGGCCGGTCGAAGGGAGAAGAACGGGAAAAACACTGGCAAATGTAATCAAAATATTGATTAACGAAAAAGAAACAATAAGAATAACGAGAGATAGTGCGTGGCGGTACACGGATGATAACCGGTTCGGATATGCGTATGTATGGGAGCAGGCAAAAATATTAAAAATGATCAGTGACAAATTACGAGAAAAAGACGTGCCGGTTCCGGAAGTGAAGCTAATAGAATTGTGGTAAAAGCCAAATGGTAAGAGGAGGTGAGACCGATGGAGCAGAACAGAGATGAGAACGAAAAGAAAAAGGAATATCTCAAAAGATATCACAGTGCAGTGCTTGCGGAAAAGGCGATCCAGCAGGAGATTGATGAGCTGAGAATGGATAAGATGTACCCCATGCTGATTCAGGACGGGATGCCGCACGGGAACAGTTGTGGAGATCTGTCGGAATATGCGGCGCAGTTGGACGGATTGCTGGCGGATCTGAAAGAACAGATGGAGAAGCGGATCAGCATCCGGAGAGAGATTACGCAGAAAATCGAACAGATGCAGGATGAGACAGAAAAGATGGTGTTAAGATTACGATACATCCATTGGCTCCGGTGGGAGCAGATTGCCGAGCGGATGGGATACGGATGGGCGCAGGTACATAGAATCCATGGAAAGGCGTTGGCGAACTTCAAAATGAAATAGAATGATACACGGTATATGTGATATAGTGTAAAAGAAGAGAAACGGGAAAAGGAAAACCGGTTCTCTTCCAGTTCAAAAATCGATCACACCTTGTCGAAGAAAATCCCTGCAGAAATGTGGGGGTTTTCTTATGGGGGAAACATGACAGATAAAGAAGCAAAGGAATTCTACAATTCCGAAAAGTGGAAACACAAACGCCTGGCCATTCTGCGAAGAGATCAGTACGAATGCCAGGACTGCAGAAAGAGACTGCAGGAAGCAAAAGAAAAAGATGTGAGGCTGCCGGCGATGGATGCAAAGATCCGGAGGGCAACACAGGTCCATCATATCATGGAGCTGAAAGAGCATCCGGAGCTGGCGCTGGATGATGAGAACCTGGTGAGTCTGTGCACACAGTGCCACAATGAGCGGCATGGCAGACATGTCGAACGGAAATTCATTCCGAAGCGCCGAGTGATCGCGCCGGAGCAGTGGTGACCATCCCCCCGGGGTAATTCTCGGCGATTTTTGGCCGGGGTAGAACGGGTAGGAAGGGGCATGACTGTTCAGATTTTTCAGATTCTCGCGTGAAAGGGGTGGGGGTAACCGGTTCGGGTGAAGTGGAAAAAAAACAGAAGGGTGGTGAGCAGATGTCACAGAAAGATGTTAAGGAGTCGCTGCTGGAGCAGTTGAGATTACAGGGAAAAACAGCGGATTTTTACGGAGATCTGGTAGAAGATTATATGCATTACTGGAAGTTGAAAAAGGATCTGATCCAGGATATCAAAAAGCGTGGAATCCGTTATGAAGCCATGAATGGGAACGGAATTATGGTGGAAAAAACAAATGAATCTGTGCAAAATCTGCAGAAAACCACGGCGATTATGTTAAAAATTTTGAGTGATCTTGGTCTGAGAGACCAGATCTCGAATGAGTCCGAGGCAGATGGTTACCTGTAAAGAAATTGACGACTATCTTGCCTACGCGAAAGCCCATCCGGAATGGATCAACAAAGAAAGACAGCTGCTGATCAAGAACATCGTACTCCCAACGTTGAAGAGAGACGATGTTTTTTTTGACGAAGAAACCTACAGAAAATGTCTGCAGTATTGCGAGAATAATTATTATCCGCTTTTTCCGTATCAGAAATTTATCTATGCGTTCGCATTTATGTACGTGAGCGATATGCCGCTATTTCAAAAATTCATCGTGATGATGGGCAGAGGAAATGGGAAGGATGGATTTATCGTACCATTGGCGAATTTTTTTCAAACTCCATTGTATGGCGTTGAAAATTATCATGTGGAAATCGTGGCGAATTCGGAAGATCAGGCGAACGAAACTTTCAAGGTTGCTTACAACGTATGCAAAAAGAAAAAGTTCAAGGGAAAATTCAGCGTCACAAAAGAGCTGATCACGAATCTCAAGACCGGATCGGAGTTGAAATACAACACGAGCCGGGCAGAGACAAAAGATGGAAAACGGCCTGGATGCCTGATTTTGAATGAGATACACGCCTACGAGAATTACGAGCAGATCAATGTATTCGAAAGCGCACTTGGAAAAGTAAAGCATCCGCGGGAATTTATCATCACCACAAACGGATATGTAAGGGATGGCCCGCTGGATGAAATTCTGACGATGATAGAAGAGATTCTGAGGACGGGTGAAAATCCGCTCGGATATTTTCCGTTCGTCTGCAAGCTGGATGCGAAAGAAGAAAAAGATCTTCCGGAAGCCTGGCACAAGGCCAATCCGTCGCTGGAATATATGCCAATTTTGGCGACACAGATTATGAAAGATTATCTGGAAGCACAGAAGCTTCCGAGCAAACTTCCGGAGCTGATGACCAAACGGTTCAATCTGCCGGCGCGGAATGAAGAAGAAACCGTAACATCATGGAACAACATTCTGCGGTGCTGTTATGACGATATCGAACGGAAAACACCGAGAAAAACAGCGGACACGAAAGGCAAACTTGCGATTCTGGCGTTGGACTATGCCGACATTCGAGATTTTGCATCGGCCGGAGTGCTGACGCAGGACGGAGAGGAGTTCATCTGGCGGCAGCACACATGGATCTGCAAAGATTCACCGTTTTTGGAGAAAATCAAATTTCCGCTGAACAATTTTGGACAGCCGGAATTTGAGGACTTTGAGGTGGTGGATGGTCCGACGATCCCGATTGACGCCATCATTCGATGGTGTGTTGAGAAGATGAATGAATATGTTGTGCAGAAGATCACAATGGACACCTACCGCTACCAGATGTTTAAAACAAAATTCGAAGAAGCTGGAATAACGATCGAAAGCAAACAGAATCCGGCGGGACTGGTAAGACTGGTGCGAAGAATCGGATCGGCGTGTGCCATCATTGCTCCGGAGATTGAAAGGCTGTTTGCAGAAGGAAAAATAAATTATGGTCCGTCATCCATCATGCGATGGTACACAAACAACACGAAAGTGAGCACGGACAAGTACGGAAACAAGATGTACGGAAAAATAGAACCGAAGTTAAGGAAAAACGATGGATTTATGGCTTTCGTGGCGGCGATGTTTTCGAAGGATGAGATAAAGGAGACGGTTATCTATGTTTGATTGGTTTTTCAAAAGAGCAGAAAAAGAAGAGTCTCTGCTCGAAATCATAACATCGACCACACAGCAGCTGCAGTTGTATGAATTCGCAAAAGAGAAAGCAATTGGTATGATTGCGGATGCGATTGCAAAATCGGAAATTGTAGTCCAGAGGAAAGACAAAAAAGGAACAAGAC